GCATCTTGTGCCGCTTTCTGATCGGCAGCATACATCGCAATGGGGTCGCTGAATCCTCGTGCTTTGGCTTGTTGCATCACTTTGGGAGTACGATAGGCGCCCGTCGAATCCAATTGGTCGGGGTCACAATAGAGATGTTCTTGACCCGCAAAATCGGTAGGGATATGACTGAATACTGGTTTGATGGTATGACGAAGTTCATCGGTATCCAAATGAGCTTGTCGGTCATTTTGAGCCTTGAATGGATATTTAATTGGGTCGCCTTGAACGACTTTCATTAGTACGGGAGTTGTCATTTTCTTATATCGTAGATTTTAATTTGCTTTCAATAATATTGCGCACAACGAGTGAAGGTATTGACATACAGCTGGTCGTTGGTGTCCGTATTACAACCTCCGTTGTTATACACATAGACATCAAACCACCCTACCGCAGAACTGTTGGAGGCATTAAACAATAGTTCAAAAGGGAAGGTTACATGATTATACGTGACATTCGTGAAGGAATTGAACGTGAAATAGTAATACGTACCGTTATTTTGACTGTAAATCCGAACCACAGGATACGCCTGACCCGAGCTCGTCACATAGTAGGAAAACTTGCCTCGTATTTCCACCGGTACATACGCATTGTAACGATAAAACGCATACGTGATGTTGTACCCTCCTCCCCAACTCGTACTCGTGTTATTCAATAAGTTGTAGGCGGTACTTTGTCCTAATTCGGTCAAGCCCGTTGTGCCATTCATCGTCAGTGGGCGATTGTAATAATCCGATGCGACGGGGATTCCATAGAAATGGGGCTGACCCCCAGTGGAATATTTGAGTGGAGCCGCATTCAACAGCGAATTAAAGGTACCAGAAGGGGTGCCACCCCACGAAGAGGTAGAAGGGTCATACAATACGTTATTTCCTGAACCATTGGCAGAAAATCCCGTATTTCCCGATACCATCAAATCAAACGAAATGTACTGCCCGCTCACCGCATAAAGCCAAATGTCAATCGCATTGGCGGAACCATTATAGATATACCCAATATCCATACTGCCCTGTGCGTTGGAATAATTGCCCCATACACTTCCCATCACCAAGGTGCCACCACGATTAATCACGGTGAGGTCAATGCTGACGATATTATTATTAACCCATCCACCCAACGTACCTTTAATCGTAACGCCACCAAAGGAAGAACCCAAACTGGTTCCTTGTAAGGTAGCAATCTTGATGTATCCTGTTTTTGGCGTAGGGTTGTTCGCATAACTGTACTGAAACGTACCATTGACCCATTCAAAACTTTGGAAGTTCGCCATCTGAATGGATTCGTATCCGTGAATGCCATATTGAGGGGACATGTTTCCATTGAAGCCGACTAGATTATAGGATTTGGAAATGTAAATCGCGGAAGCCCCCCCGCCATTGGCTTGAAGCATTAAATTGCCGAGATTGGTACGAATCACGGTATCTCCCGCTATCGCATTGGTACTCCAATTTCCGGAACCCGACGCCATTCCGATTTGAAAATCAACGGCATACGTACTATTTCCCAATCCAATAGAAGGATTGGAGGCTCCATAGACTTGTAAATTACTACTCAAACTTGTGGTTCCAATTCCAATCAATCCACCCGATTCATAAATGACACTATTTGCCAAGGTATTCGCACTGGACGCATAGGGCAGATATCCTGCCGATACGGCTCCTGTGATGGAAACCACCGCATTAGGAAACATACACATCGTCCCTGTGGAGTCAATTCCAAGTGTATAGGCAGGAGTTCCCGCACGATACGCAGGGAGGATATTGCCCGTGAATTGCGTATAGGACGCATACATATTGAACCCCGTGAAATACACACTTTGACCTGATGCCGTTCCTTGAAAATAAAAGACAACTTGACCCGTGTAGGTAACCGTCGCATTGGGTTGAAAATTAACCGTTGTGGTCGTTCCTGTGCTAGTGGGTAAATAGACTCCTCCTCCAATTAACAATGAGCTGGTTCCTGCGGTATTGTATTGATAGACGGAAAAGAAGATATTGGAAACGGAATAGCAATTAAAGAAGTTGGCCTGGTACCATCCCCCCGTTGTATAGACATACGAACCCAATGACATTGCCATAATCGGTGACGACGCATTCGTCAAGGTATAACTTCCTGAAAGAGTAGAACCACTTGGGACACCCGATGGTAATCCACTCGTTGTCAAATTGGAGGCTCCTTGGCCGGTCGTGGCCTGACTCGTGAGGAGGGAGTTATTGAGATTGGTCTGGTAGCCTTGGGTGGTGGTAACCATATTATTAAAGGTATTCGTCCCCGTCCAAGTATTATTCGTAGGGAGAAGATTGGTATAAGAGGGAACCGCAAACTCTACCACCTGATTGCTTCCATTGATGCCGAGAGCATACGAAGGAGTACCCGAAGCCAGTCCCAATAGAGTGACGGAACCCGTGACGGTTTGGTTTCCATTGTTGGTAATGCCGGTTGCGGTGAGCGAATGAGTTCCCAAGGTTACGTTAGCCGTCGCTCCTGTATAAGGAACAAGAGCCGAAGTAGCCGTATCCACGTAATTTTTATTAGTAGCATCATTGGCATTGACGGGTACGGGAAGGGACGTGATGGGGTTGAGTCCCATATTCAGGGTTCCCGTCATTGTCCCTCCCGAAAGAGGAAGATAGACACCGCTGTCGGGGACAAGCGGTTGTCCGTTTAAATATATCGCGTCGGCGTTAATAATTTGAAGTCCATCTACGGTGAGAGGATATTGAGGTTGGGCGATTCCATTCAAACTCATTTTATTATAACTAAATATTTTCTTTCTCTAAATTAAAAAACACTATGAACCGCTACAAAATGGGAGGTATCTCCGCCCCCTACGAGCGTCTTCCCAAGAGTTTCCGCAAGTTTCTAGAACGTCACGGGGACGAACTCCTTGATAGTTTTGAACTCTACCGTGCCCCCCTAGACCATCTCACGAATGGAGTTCTCCAACTCTTGACGGCGGGTGATTGGAATAATATCAAAAGCCGAGCAGGAGTAGATAAACTCTTCCATACCTACGCCATCATCAACGGCAAATACCTCTACGAGAAAACCGCCGTCCCCGTCCTCAAAGAAGGAACCTCCTCTGCGGTTAGCAAGGAAGGAGCGGAAACGACTCGTGCTCCCGTCACTCGGATGACAATTCGTGATTTTGTGGGGAATGCGATGAATCGGATGGGAAACAATTATTTTACCTACCATCCCTTTACCAATAACTGCCAAGATTTCCTTCTGGGGAGTTTGGAGGCAAACCGAATGGTCGGTACCAACACACGAATGTTTTTGAAACAAGACGTGAAAAAATTAGTAGAAGAAACTCCGTCATTGAGCCAACACCTCGCCGAAGGGCTCGTGAATGTTGCTAATGTCGCCCAGAATGCCTATGAAGAGGTAGCCGAGAAGCGGGGAGGACGACGACACGAAGTCGGGCACACTCACCATTCCCAACGACGACGCTTTGGGGCTTAAAGACGGGGAAGAAGCGAGAAAATGACGATGGCATACACGAAGATGGCGATGGTATCTACGACATCCATTTATCCTAGTGTAAGATATTGTTTGGCCTTACGCCACCACCGCTTGTAAAACGGTTCGGTAGATTGTTTTACGAGTTCTTGAACGGGTTGGCCTCGGAGGAGTTTGATAGCAAGGAAGTACAGAACGTCTCGTTCGTCTTCGTTGAGTTCATTGAAGCGATTGTCTTCTTGGATGAGACGAGAGAGATGATAGAGTTTGGGATTCTCCATTTTAATTTTTATCACGACAAAAATTAAAAGAAAAAGGTAACACTAGAAATAAGAAACGGACTACCATGAAGAAGCGTAAGCGACTGGGTCATGAGGTATGTTTTGAATGCTCCCCAGACATAAGAAATCGCCCAATCTCTTACTTTTTTAAGCACCCAAGAACCCATTGGAAAAGGCTCTTTATCATAGAAGGGGAAACGAGTTTGGCCGTTTGGAGTTGATTGTCAAAGTCGGCCTTATTGATGGCGTGGGCGGGAATGCTTGTCAATACATTATTACACGGGATTTGCTGGATGAAATCCTCCACCTTTTGGATGAAATTGACATAGGACACGATGTTGTATTGGGTTAAATCGGTTCGTCCAAGGGTGAGACGAAAGTTCTTGGAGTTCATATCGCCTATCAAATAATCAAATGGTTGGAGTTGAGTAAAAGGAACATTGACGTACTTATCCACCCATTTCAATACGACACCAAACTCGGAGAAAATATCAATGTCCGCTTGGGACAAGGCCTTGGAACACAACACGAGGGTTTGTTTTCCCGCAGGAACGGTTGGAAATACGGGAGAAGCGGACGGAGAAGAAGCGGAAGCTTGAATGACGGGAGGCAATGGTGCCAGTGTATCAAGTCGGGACATTTTATAAAGAGCAAAGAAAAAAAATTAGAAAATAGAATGCGATACAACAGGCATTAAACCACGAGTTGGATGTCCTCCGTATTTCAGGTGGGGATAATAGGCTTGGGCTGCCACGGAAGAATCGTATTCGTGGGCGGAACCTGGTGCGTCTGCTTGTGACGATTTATAGGCTCGTGTTCGTCGTGCTTTTTCATTAGAAAGTACTTGGGTCTGTCGTTCGTGTAAGGCTCGGTGTCCCATCGGAGAAGCGAACTCAATGGGTTGTTGAAGGGGCAAATCCGCTTTGGCCTCTCGTTTCATCTCCGTCTCTCGGGTTTCGGGTTGTTGTCCTTGAAGTGGGAAGAATCCCGAGGGTTGAACGACGTGTTGCGCCGAACGAGGAGCAGGAATGTTATCTCGTCCCGTAGGTTTGAAATAACGAACGGATTCGTGGATGGCTTCTTGAAGATGAGTAGCCTCTTCCGCCTGTTTGGCTAATACGACGGGGTTATTTGACATCACGCCTCCTGATGCGTGGTTCGTAGGAGTGGCTCGTTGAGCGTGGGTAGAAACCGGTTCCAATCCCTGTCGGTTGGGTACTTGGGCGGGGTTGGGGTTGGCTCCAATGGGTACCTCTTGGGTTTGGGGTTTGTGAAGAGCAAGTCCTGCTCCCTGAAAGGTTGCGGGTCTCACGTTCTCCCAGAGGCCAACTCCATTGGGAACGGCAAAGTAGGAGGGAGTTTGGGCTTGGGGAGGGTTAGCAAAGGCTTGATTGGGAGTAGCCATACGAGACACGGAGGTGATGGCCTTGTATCGGGAGAACTCGGGCTTGGTTTTCCCTACATCCACATGAACGGAAACCTTGTTCTCGTTGATGTTGGTAGCATGACGAACTTTTTTCGCTTTCCGCTTTTTACCGCCTCGTTTCATCGTGTCTTCGGGCATCTCATAGAAATGCCGAATCTCGGGGTGGATAGTATGGTGTTCCAGCATGTTTTTATCTATTATAGAGAAATTAATTTATTCTTTTTCTCGTTTTCTCCATTCTATCTTATCAAAGCGTTTATAGAAGGTCGGAGGGTTATGGTAGGAATTGATATGGAGGAAGGAGTATTCGCAGGACGTGGCGAAATCATACAGTTTCCGTAGGATGTCCTCGTTCATATTCATCTCCTCAATAAACGAATCCAACTCCTTTTTGTTGTCCGTTCGGAAGATACTGATGATATCCAAGTTGCTACGAATGAGGGTGGGGAGGTAGGTGTTCCACTTTTGGAGGAGATAGACATTGGTGATGTTGCGATGACGGTTCTGGGTAGCGAGTAAATCCATCAGACGGCATTCCTTCTTTTTCATTAGATGGATACAGTCATCATAGACGATACAATAAGCCGGTTTATGCTTTTTCTTGTTCTTTTTACACTCTTCCGTATGGTCGTCAATCTTCTGGATGATGTCCTCCAATACGGAATTATTAAGAGTATCATAGTATTGGTCGTCTATGTCTTCTATGAGTTGATGAACCTTCGGGTCATTTTTCGCGGTCGGGGAGAGGAAGAAGATTTTGGAGAAGTGTTTGTACCACGGACTTTCTTTCTTTTCCAATAAGTTCAGTAGTAACGTTGTCTTTCCAAGGCCTTTCTTCGCAAAAATACCGTAATTACACGGTTTTAACGGGAGGGGAGTATCCTCCCGACAGATTTGATTATCCATCGGGGCGAGTGCTTTCGTCAAGGGGCTGGAATGTTCCTGTATCATTTATTATACTACCAACATTTTTTTCTTGAATTGTGTTTTCCGTGTAAATTATTTTCTTACTTTATAAATAAAATGAGACTACTTGAACTCTTTAAGGGAACCGGTAGCATCGGAAAAGTAGCGAAGCGGAAGGGATGGGATGTCGTTTCTGTGGATATCAACGAGAAGGCTGAACCCTCCATTTGTGTGGATATTATGGAATGGGACTACTCCTCCTACGAAGGTACCTTTGACTATGTATGGGCTTCTCCTCCTTGTGAAACGTTCTCGGTACTTCAATATCCAAGAAAGATTCGGAACTCCAAGACGGCCGAACCGTTATGTGAGAAGGCTCTTCACGGTACCCGAATCCTTCACCGCACCCTAGACATCATTCGGCACTTCTCGGAGAAGAACCCCAAGATGAAATGGTGTATGGAAAATCCACGGGGGATGATGAGACAAGACGCTCGGGTTCGTCCTCTCCATCGTGAAACGACAACCTACGCCTCCTACGGCGATTTCAAGTACAAACCGACGGATTTCTGGTCCAACTACGATTTGGGACTGAACCCTGTCCGAGGCATCAAGAACTACCCTCACATCACTGCCCGAGTCGCCAATATGTCTCGGATGAACGACAAGTACTCCATTCCTCCCAAGTTGATAGAAGCCATCTTCTCCTACCTCAACCGCAAGAAGATTCTCTATCCGATGACTTGATATCTATACAAGGCATTCTTAACTTATTCTTAACTCTTAACTTTTAACTCTTATCTTTTCCATAGATGATATACGTGTAATTATCCGTTTGCCGTTATTATAACGGATAACGGATAAAAAGTCCATTTATAAAAATCGTCCAAAAAACGAAAAAAAGTTAAGAATTGAGAGCAAAGTTAAGAATCTTGTGTAGATATCCAAGGCATTCTCAACAATTCTTAATTCTTAACTTTTTTGCGTTTTTTTTTCCGTTTTTTAAAAAGCCTTTTTTATCCGTTATCCGTTATAATAACGGCAAACGGATAATTATGCGTGTATCATCTATGGAAAAGATAAGAGTTAAAAGTTAAGAGTTGAGAATAAGTTAAGAATATGGGGTATATATATCAATGTTGGGTTCCTGTTCTTGGGTAGAGATGATTTTTTGTTTATTTATTTTTTTCTTTTCTAACAATAAAGAATGGGAAAGAACAAAACGATGGAAGCGGGAGAGGTAGTCCTCGTGAATAAACCTACGGAGCCACAGTCCATTGCTCCGACCACCCTAGAACGACAGCGTCCGAAGAGGGAACTCTCCGAGGCACAGAAGGCCAACCTAGCGAAGTTGATAGAACGAAACAAGAAGAAGGCGGAAGAACGTCGTTCCGTCATTACCAATAACATCCCCGAGGTGATTCCAGAGGATAAGGTAGCGGTTGTCGTAAAACCGAAGCGAAAGTATGTTCGTAAGGCTCCGGCTTGGAATGCGAGGGATACCACACCGGCTCCTCCTGTGTCTCCTCCCACTCCTTCGGAAACGGAGGAAGAGGAGAGTGAGGTAGAAGTCCGTCCTCCCAAACACGAAAAGAAAAAGAAGCCAGTCTTGAAAAAGCAACCTTCCCTTGCCCGAGCGGAGATAAAGCCACGTCGTTATGAGACGGAGACGAGCGACACGAGTGAATATGATGGAAGTAGTTCGGAAGACGAGGAGAAAGTAGAGAAGTATGTCCGTAAGGCACAGAAACGGATGGAAGCGGTTCAGGCGATTGAGAATCGGTTGAAACGAATGAGTAATCCATACGAAGCACGTAATTTATCTATCTTCTGATGAAAAAATTGGTTTATTTTTTATTATCTTTCACTATAATAAAAGATGAGTAAGCCCTTCAACCCCGCCTACATCCGAGGAGCCACCAACGAGCAACTCAAAACAAGCCTTGTCTATAAGATGTATTTGAAAACCGAAGACGAAATAGAAGGTGTCCGAACGACCGAATGGGTAGAACCCATCCTGTTACAAGTCGTGGAAACCAAGGAAGAAAAAGACGAAAAATATAATATTACGATACAATAAAAGATGTCACTCGTTGAAGTAATGAACTATACCTTTCACATTAGCAGTAGTGAAAGGCAAACGGGAACGAATACGAACTTTACCATCAACCTGTCCCAGATTATTAATCTCCTTGCGAAACGTGGGATGTTCCAAATCATCTTTAATAGCGTTCAAATCCCCTTCACCTTCTATCAACTCAATAACATCAATAACCTGAACGTCGTTGCGATTACCACCCAGTTTGGGAGTGCTTCTCCCGTTTCAGGCTTATTGTACTTGAATCAAGGAAACTATACGCCCTATACTCTCATTACCGAAATCCAAAACCAAATCTATAATTTCTGTTTTGCGAATAGTGGCTTTAAGCCCCAATTTGGAACGGTCTATGACACTTCCAACGGGTATTTACAGTTTTCCTTGACGGGAGCGTCTCCTGCTCCCTCGGGAGGAGGTACCGTTACGATTACCCTTCATTTTGATACGAGTCCGAATATTTTGACGGGAGGATTCTTCGGTATCAGTACGACGGCACCGACGGCACTTACCTTTTCGGCGACGTTCAATTCATCAGGAGTCATCACCTCGTCCGTCATCGGCCAATCCACCCAACCCTGTGTCCTGAATCCCATTAATTATTTATTGGTACGTTCGTCATTGAAACAGTATCGCAACCGAGAGTTTATTACCCTACCCGATGATACCTCGGACATTGTGTATAAGGTTCCCATTACGACCGTTCAGAGTTCGTGGATTAATTTCTATCAAACGAGTGAGCCCCTCTACATCATTGATAACTCCATTCAGAGTATCAACTTCTACTTGACGAACAACCTGACCTATACGCCCATTAACCTTCAAAACATCCCGTGGGCGTTTTCCTTTACCATCCGAGAAGTCATCCGTCCTGATTATGAGGCTATTAATTCGGCGATGGTAGGAAACCTGTCTCGTGTTCCATTGGGACAGTTGGAAGAAGAGAAACGGTTATTGGAGGAGGAACGACAGAAACAGATGGAACGACTTGTGCTGTATAAGAAAAAATTGGAACGAAATAAAATAGAACCCATTAATAAAGATGTTCTACCAAACACCACAGGGCAAGACCGTTCAACTCTTCAACAACCGACCCCGAAACCTTTCCCGAGGGGGGATAATTAAAGATAGTCCAAACATCAAGGACAAAACCGAGGATACCATCTCGTCTCTCTTGGAGTATGGCTCCTTGGTCGTTCCCGTTCCCGTGATGAAAAGTGGCATCATGAAAGGTTACAAAGGAAAGATAACAGGAGAGGTTCAACACGACAAAAGCAAACTAGGAAGGACAGTCGTGATGCCAAACGAATTGGTTGTCAATAAGAAGTATGCTCCGAAGGTAGAGGCGTATTTAAAGAGTAAGGGAATAACGCTTCCACTTCCGTATTAAAAATTAAAATTATTTTCTAGTATATAGATAAATGGTTCTCGTCCAGATTTACATCACTCCCGCAGGTGGTGGTTTATCCACTGATAACGGCAAGTTTCAAGTCGTACCCATTACCGGTAAATGCTCCATCCGAGTACTCAATATGGTATATCACGATACGGCATTAGCCACATCTCATCGTCTTATCCAAGTCGTTTCCGACAACCTCTATTTCCCATACAGTCCCCTCCGATACCTTTCTATGCTTTCCAATCCCGTAGCCACATTGAATTATGATGTGAGCCGAAATGAATACCACTTGAAAGACCAGACCCTCAACGGCCAACTCCAACTTCAAGTGATTGATAAGGCTACCGGTGCGGAACCCGTTAATTTCACGGACTGTCTCATTTCATTGGAGATAGAACAGATTGATAAGGAGTTTCAGTAATTTATTTTATCTTTTGATATAATAAAATGAGACACAAACATCATTTCGCCATCGGACGCATTGGTGTCGTTCAATCCCCTCCCGAGCAAGTGCTTCTTCTCCCCAACCAACCGATTGAGCCTGAACCCATCCGGCATTCCGAACCCATCAAGCGAGAACATTTTGAAAAAGACAAAAAGAAGAAATCAAAATACCAACGGGAATGAAAAGATGAAAAAAACGAATTATTTTTAATTTTTTTTTCTTCTTTCGTAATATAAAAGCAACAATGTCACTCCACAGCGTTGGTTCAGACACCCACTACATCCTGCCTGCCTCCTTTGACTCCGTTCCGGAAGCTTTTCGCTCCAACAAGACTGCCAAGCCCATCCCTTGTTCTCTCCAAACCGTCAATGTCCCCTCGTTGTCTGGTCCCCAGACTCTCGGTGGTTCATCTATCATCCAAGTCCCTTGCGGAGCCGGAGCCGGTATTTTGATGAATCCTTACATCCGTTTCACTCTCCAAATGACGGGTGGTTCTTCGGCAGCCAATGCCTCTTGGTCGTTCAAGGGTGCCTGCCAGTCTGCTACGGCAGCCATTAACCGTATCTCAACCTATGTCAATAGCGTTCAGATTGATAACCAGCAAAACGCGTGGGCGTTGTATGACACCGTTCTGTCGCATTCCACCAGTGCCGATTGGTTAAATCACGACGGAACCCTTATGCTTGGCTCGGGTGTAGCCTACTACCAGCCAGCAGCGGGAGCAGCGTCCTCTCAATCTTACACCTTTGCGGTGCCTCTCTTGGGTCTCCTTGGCTCACAGCAAGCATCACCACTCTACTTAATTAACGGTACCCTTCAAGTTCAGTTGGACTGGGCTTCATCGGTGTATCAGGTCTATACCGCCGGTTCCACTGACCCCGCCTTCACGGGTATGTCTATCACCAACGTCCAGTTGGTCTATGACAAGGTGATGCCCGAGGAAGCCTTTGTTTCCAAGGTTCGCCACGATATGATGGGCGGTGCCAAGTATGTCTTTGGCTACACCAACTTTGCCACGACCGTCCTCCCCATGACCTTCGGTGCGGGTGGTGGTACCCTCAACTTGAACTATGGTTTGAACGTCTCCTCCCTGCGTGGTGTGGTGATGGCTCAATACCCCACCTCTACTTTGACGACATCGGGCGCTGCTCCGTCCATTAGTAACTGCCTGAACCAGTATCAGGTGTCGTTGGATGGTCGTCTCATCTCGTCTCTGGCCTTGAATAGCAACACTGACCCCGTCTTGGTGTTTGCGGAACTCCAAAAGTCATTCGGTCGTATCTTTGATGCGTCCATCACCGACTTGGTTCAGAACTCGGCTCCGGCTGCTTCGGCCTCCAACAATGCCAACGCTTCGGGAGGTACCTTCTTGACGAACTACTTTGCCGCAGGTGCTTCGTGTCAGCGTGTCAATGAGGGCTTGTGCTTCCAAGGCAGTCCTTGCTCCATTCTTAACATCCAAGTGGGCTGGGCGGGTTCTTCGGGTGCCATCACACAGGTGTCCTCCACCAACTACATCATCCTCATCTCGGACTTCCAGATGTTGATTGATGCCGTCGGGTCTGTTGAAATCGTTCGCTGATTTAATAAAATTGAAAGTCAATTTAAAGATTCATTATATAGTATAAAATATAATGAGTGGTTTTGTCTATAAGATTTCATCAACTGTTGGAGATAAGGTATATATTGGTTCTACACAGGAAAGACTCAATCAACGTTTCAATCGCCATAAAAAAACGAAGAATACAACAGTCGTTCAACTCTTTGACGAGTATGGAGTTGATACTTGTTCTATCCATATGATGGAATACGTAGAGTTCAAAGAAAAAAAAGAACTCCTCCATCGTGAGCGTTACTGGATTGAGAATACTCCGAACTGTGTGAATATTAAAAAACCGATTGAAACAGAAGAAGAAGAAAAAGAAAGAAAGAAACGTCATTATGAACGAGTCAAAGATGATGAAGACCGAAAGGAACGAGCCAAACAAGCCTCCAAGACGTATTATGAGAATCATACGGAACAACTCCGAGAAAAATCTAGACTATACAATCAGACTCATCCGGAAAAACGTAAAGAGTTATTCAAAGGATGGTATGAGAAAGTAAAAGAGACGGAAGCCTATAAAGAAAAACAGCGTATCAAAATGGAACGAGGAAAAGAAGTAGTTCTATGTGAATGCGGTAAGACTTACACTCTTTACAATAAGTCCAGACATATGAAATCTCATCAGTAGCGTCAAAAAACAATAAGGTGAATATTTTTTTTATAATAATTTTCTCCAATTATTATAAAGAAACAAATGGGAGCATCAGTCAGTAACTTTTTCTCCAACGTCGCCAAGACCGTTGCCAAGGCAGGGATTTCCGCAGCAGGAACCTTTATTCCGGTTATCGGACCACACCTCGCCAATCACATCAACTCCAAGTTCAAGCACGGAGGCAAAATCCATAAGTTCGCCTTGGGTGGCGTTAATTTAAAGAACGTCCCACCAGGTGTCAAGACACGAGCCATCAATACGGTAGAAGGCCTTCGTGCTCTCATCCGAAGATATCCGAACGAGGCTCGTCTGGCCGGTTTGTCGTTGGAAGACACCTACGATGTCACCAACCCAGCCGGTCGCGAGGAAGCACAAGAGGCTTCGTATGAGGGTATGGGTGCGGGACGCAAACAAGCCCAAGCGATGGAGGAGCGTCATTTCGCCCACGGTGGAATGGTGTCTTCGTTACCTATCTCCAACTTGAACCGTCTCAACTACGAGCACGGGGGAGTTGCTCTAACTGAAGCCGAGGGAGAGCATTCGTTTGTTGTCCTTCATCACGGGCATCCAGCACACAAAGCCCATCACGGGCATCCGGCTCACCATCGTCACCATATGATGAAGAAGTTTGTCGCCTAATGACGGTGATTTTACCTTTATTGTGTTCGGAGAAGAATCCTCTCATTGTCGTCATGAGTTGTTCGTCCGACATCTCGGCTACGCCCTTGATGGTCGCAATCGTTTCTAGTGTATGTTTTTCCATATCGGCAATCGTGAGGGGGGAAGTCATTTTATAATAGGTAATATTTTTTTAATCCAAAAAAAAATATCAATCATTAATAAATGCCCTACTCTCTCATCCATTCCGGACGAGGCTACAAAGTCCATAGTATTCACGGAGCCGTTCTCTCCAAGCATCCTCTCCCTCTTGCCGTAGCCAAGCGTCAAAAAATTGCCGTTCAACTTTCGGAACTCCGTAAAGAAGGAAAACTACCAAGGCGTTAATGCGTTGCTCTCCATTCTCTCAAATACAATCTAGTTTTCTCACGATTCGCTTCTCTGTATTTGCGTTGAGCCTCTTTGATTTGTTCCTTATGTTCCTCCCGATATTTCTTTTCTCGTTCCCGTATGTATTCTTTATTTTCTTCTAAATATTTCTTTCTTCGTTCTTGAATATGTTCTTTATTGTCTTCAACATATTCTTTCATCGTTCTACAAGGAATGTTTTTATTGACACACGGATTATTTCTAATGTATTCACCTTCTCTTTTTAAAAGTTCTTCAATAGAATTACAAGGAAACGCTTCAACCAATTCTATCTTACAGTTTTCTAATCCGTATTTTTCAAAAATCAAAAATGAAGAACATTTCATTTTTTTATGATGACGGAATCCCTCTCTATGTTTCACCATACGCTGTGCTAACGTTCTTACCGTAGAACCATAATAGACATCCTCTCCACACCATATCTTGTAAATCTTTGCTTTTGAATAATCGGGCATATCCTTTTATATCCTTATCTCTTTAAGTCTTTTTCACATATTGAAGAGCGGTAGATAAGTCGTGACCCATGGCGGTTGCTGTGGCACGCATATCGGCAAGAGCAGGCATATCTTTGTACTTGTGGCTCAAATAGATATGACGAAGAAGAGAAGTAGAAACGGGCTTATCAAAAAAACCGTAGAGAAGGTTTGTTAGTTGAGTAGCATTAATCTTGCCCGTCTGTTTGGAGTTCATCAACAACCAATCGTGAGGGTTCAATTTTTCCCAAGCGGTAATGATGCTCTTTAACTTGGGGGGGATTTCTTCTTTCTGTTGTTTGTATTTGTGAGCCGTCTTGAACTGATTGAAAACAAAGAAGGGTTTTCGTTTCTCGGTTCGCATAAAGTTATCCTTCTCTGGGTCAATCTCTCGTAACTTGAACTCCGTGTAATCCAACGAACGGCGTGGAGGGATAAGAAGGAGACACGAAAGAAGAACATACATCTGACACTTGATGAATTGCTTCTTATCCAATGCCGTTCGTTTCATCAGGGGGGCTACCTCTTGTTCCAAGGTACGATACATCTTCATGACTTCATCGTATTCCATCATCCCCTCCTTTTGACGTTCCGTAAGTTTCTGTTCGTCGGCTTCCTTATCAGCTTCCTTACCATCATCTGTCATTTGACGGCGGAAGCATTCCACGGCATCTTTGGCGTGGGCTTCCTTATCAATGAAAACGACCAAGGCACTTAACCGAGTCTTTCGGTTCTTTGGAACGACATCGGAAAGATGTTTCTCAATCTCCTTGTAATGCTTGATGACATCATCGGGAGTCTCAATCTTGATATTCATCTGTTTCGCTAAATTGCGAACGATACTAGTATAGGTTCGTAGAGAACCCAAACTTAAATCCGGACGGTTCTTTTTGAATTGGTCGGTCAGTGTCATTTTATTTAGTAGAAAGAAATTATTTTAACAAAAAAATAATTTCATTTATATTTTATTCAAGAATGGAATATCGGCGTTGAATGCGTTCGTTCTTCTTGAAGGTCGGAAAGGTGATGATACCGTATCGGTCACATTTTCGTAATGTAACGGATTTCGTATTGATGCGAATTACCTTATACAAAAAAACGACATCCTGAACCTCCCATCCTTGTTGTTCTACAACGATGTCTCCCTCTCGGAGTTCAGAGAAGTCAATTCTTTTTGTTTGAAACGGAAGAGAGAACGAACCTCCTACGATATCTTCCTTAATGTATTTGTTTAATGAAATGTTTTCCATTGTTTCTTTTATATATAGCAATATTTTTTAAATTAGTTTTTCATTTTTATTTTTTGATAATCAATTTTATTTCACCACTTTTTGCTGTGTTTTTTTTCTTACTGCGACTCGCACCACTCCTTGTATGCCTTCATCGTAAAGCAGTTGCGGTCACGGGCTTCGTCGTTGATGATGTTATACGCTATCGCCTGAACGGAGGGAGCGTCCTTGACCGCCCCAAAGGTATCAATGTAGTTTTGGAGAGCATGCTGGAATCCGCCATACTCCTCAATGATGTCAAGGACATCTTCATAGTTCATATAGGCAATGATTTCGTCCAACTCCTGATGGTGAAAGTCATCAACGGCACTCGCAAAGGTCTCCTCGTCTATCTCGCCTTCGTAGTCGTTCTGGATTGTTTTGAAGACCTCCTCTTGGAAGTCGGCAACGGTGGATTGAATATCAGTCATTCTTGATTTCGTGGATTTGTTTTGTTTCGTCTGGTATATCTATAAAAGTTTTTGGGTCGTCAATTTTATTTTTTTTGCTGTATAGGACAATTCCAATAAGAAAAAGAGTTTCCCCTTTGGAGTTTTTCTTTTGTTTTTCTGTTTTTTTTTATTCTTGTCGTGAGGGCTTACTCGTCGTCTTTTTTCTCTTCGTCCTCGTCTTCGTCCCCATTACACGATTGGTTGTATTGTTCCTCGGTTTGGAGTTCTTCCTTCTTCATCGTCAAGTCCTTCTCCTTGATGGAAAGGAACACTTCACCGAACGGATGAGGGCAACCCCCCACACGCTGATTGGTGATGAGTCCCATATTCGGAACGAACTTATTCATACCGTCTTCATCCGCATAGAAGGTAGCCTTGCCCGAGTTGATGATGGTCTCGGCTTGTTTCCAATAACGATTGTCGCAGAACATCGGATGAACGACCATACGAGCAGGATAGGGACAGAGGAGGACTCCATCGTGAGTCTTTTTGATTTTGGTGAAGAGGGCATCAAACTCTTTTTCGGTTTTGTATTCGCCAACGAGGTAAGGGGCTTTGAAGGTGGGGACACAGAGGAGGAGAGTCATTCTTGATTTCGTGGATTTGTTTTGTTTCGTCTGGTATATCTATAAAAGTTTTTGGGTCGTCAATTTTTATTTTTCAATTTTTTTCAGTTTTAGGTTGTTATTGGTATATATAAAAGACTTCCGGTCGTCAATTTTTATTTTTCAGTTTTATAAACCAAATGTATAAACTAAAACGACAACAATATAACATAAACCAAATGTATAAACCCAATAAATCACAATTATACAGTCTAAACAGTATATAAAAACGTTTTTATTCATTGATAAAGGGTTAAATACATAGTTTTTCTAGTTTATACATTTGGTTTATGTTATGTTGTTGTTAAATTGGTTCATACATTTGGTTTATAAAACTGAAAAATAAAAATTGACGACCGGAAGTCTTGTGTAGATAGGTCAGACGATTTAACCAAATCTATGACGACAATTGATTCATTTGTTACTTCCATTGAAGAGTCTCTCTTCCAACGAATCTATGAATTACGTATTCATATTGACGACAAGGACGTGAAGGAAGTCTCCAAGTTATTCTATTCGTTGGAAACCGAGTTCATCATCAAAGCCATCCGTGATTTGACCGACAGTGACATACAAGCCCTTCTCGGTGAGTATGGATTTGAAAATGCTCTTTCCATCTACTTGAAAGAAAATGAGCTCGTTGCCTCCAAGGGACGGAACACCGCCAAGATTCTTTGCTGTCTTATTGAAAACGAATGGATTACTCCTTGCGTCTTTGATGACTATTGCGAGTGGAAGAAGAAGAACAATTATTAAAAAAAAAGAAGAAGAAAAGATAGTAGGCGTACTATTTTTTCTACCACAATAAATGAAGAGCCAATTGTTCTCCTAGGGTGGGTTGCTTGTGTCGGAGATGATAGAGTCGTCGTCGTTCTTCGGCATAGGCCTTTCCTTTCTCTTTGAGGAACGTAGGAAAGTCGCCATACCCAACGGCTCCGATACTGGCTACCTTCTTTCCATTTTTAAACACATCCAACTTCTTCTTGGGGTTGGTAGAGGGACGAACTTGAAGTCCCCACTCTTGGGCTTTCCGTAAGGTGTATTCGGTAATGTGATACATTTTATTATTGGCTAGATAATAAAATTAGCGTTTCTTCTCAATGCGATAGTGCTGGAAGTTTCGCAAGGGAAGCAAGTAGGCTCGTGCCCGATACCCATCTCCACACCGACACTCTCTCACATTCGGTTCGCTACACGCCGAACGAAGAACTCCCGTCGGAATCAAATAACATTCCTCCTTGGTTCCCACTACGAAATATCCGTAGTAGTCCGCTTGGGTGGTAGAGATACCCGAAGGCAATCCCGAACACTCGTACTCAATACAGAGGTTTCCCGTGGAGGCACTTCGCTTGTCCGCTTTGATTTCGTATGAGGTATAGACATTCCCCTTCTTGATTCGGATGTCCCAATCGGTGAAGCGAGTGTTGGGGCATACCTCTATCTCGTCGTATTCATTGTAATCCAAATAATCCAAAAACTTGGTCTCGTATTGTTTTCCAAAGGACAGGTCGTTGGTGAATGACATTTATTATTACCAAAGATAATAAAAAAAGAAAATAATCACAGGTTTATAAATTAAACTTCCATTTTCAATTGGAGATAGACATACGGCTTGGCGTGTGTCGCTCCGTAGGAATCTATTACATTTTCTCGTTGAACCGGCTCTTCCAATTGGAGATGCTTTTTCAAACTGGCGAAGAACTTGTTTCGTCCAAACTCCAAATCGTTTTCTCGGAGGAACTCGGAGAACTCATTCCACAAGTCATCCTTCATTACCATATCCGTCTTTCGTTCCGTCTTCACCAATTTCTTGGAGTGGATGAATGAGAGGACAACATCCTTGCTACTAATCTGTTCTCGGGTGTATTTATCCGCCTCGTTGGAAATCACAATCTGACGGTCGTTGTCATAATACTTCTTGGCATAGCGACACAGGTTGGTAAAGAACAAATCAATATGGCTCAACAACTCTTCCTTCTTGCCGTCCTTACGGGGGAACTTGTTTCCAAAATTGAAACACAACAAGCGATTACGAAACGCCGAGTCCTCGGAAATCTTTGGAGTGAAGTTGGACGCAATCAACGGAATACACGTATAGCGGACTTGGAAACTCTCGGAACCTCGTCCTCCACATTCTCGGATGTCATCCTTGTCTCCTCCCGTCAGAAGTTTTAAGAAGGTTTCATTGAACTCTTCCCGCTCGTCTAGTTCAGAAAGAACCACCATCCGAGTATTGAGGAGTTTCACCTTCTCGGCATCATGGATGGATTCGTTCTTTTTCTTGATGAAGGTTCGCTTGTTTCCTTGGACGGCAAATCCTCCCATCATCTCTTCGTGAAGATGAATGAAGAGAGACTTGCCGTTGTCTCCTGAACCAATCAACTGGATGAACTTCTTCAAGGAGTTCTCTCCCGTCAGGATGTAGGCCATACAGTACAATAGACACTCTACGTGTTCTACTGACGGATAGGTGAGTTCTCCCTTGTCGTTCATTACACTCAACATCTCCCGATAGTAGTTGAGAACGTATTCGTGTTGGGAGGATTCTTCCATTGGCACAATCTTTCGTTCGGTTGTCTTGGTGAAATAGTCTTCTTTCTCCCGTTCCCGAACTTCTCCCGTTCGTAAATCAATCACTTGATTGTCGGCCAACGGGAAGAGTCCCGTCTTGTTGTCAAAGTGAAGATGAATGAAATTGTCATCCTGATGAGAACACACTAACGACTTCAATTGGGTCAAGATGTTTCGTTGAGTGGAAGTAGAACACACTCGGGCTTTCTCCTTCTCTACCAACTTGACATCAGGAGAAGTTTCTACAAGAGGATGGAGAAGCGACGGCATCAAGTGGTAAATGAACTCAAACTTGGAGAGTTTCCACAACCGAGTCTCTTCATCATACAGATATAACTTATCCATCGCCGAATGATATTTCATCTTGTCCCGCAACTTCTCGTACAGGTATTTTCCATACGCCGAATCCGATGTATCCAATTCACTCCGAGCCGTCAAGCCATCCAACGACACCGCTTCTTCCATCGGCTTGTGAGTCAAGTGAAAGGAGAACTCCATCTTCTCCGAAACATAGGCGGACAATCCTCGGCACAATTCATCAATGTTCTTCACATTCTCCCGATACGGCATAAATCCATCAAAACACAAGGCTCCCACCTCAATCTGATTCTCCGCCACGAACTTCTCCATATGTTGGAGAATCTGGTCTTCTACGTCGCATAGGTAGAAGTTGAGGGCTGAACCCTCCTTATTGTATTCTTTCTCTTTATTGTCCCGTGCTCGTTGAACGTACTTGTGATTCTCGGGATGACGACTCTCGGTGGAGAACTCTTTCAATAATTTCTTCTGGGTGGTTTCAAAGTCCGTAACGAACTCATCGGGGAACGGGAAGGGGTTGCTTCCTCCGTTCAGGATAGCCAACAATCCACTCTTGACGGCATCCTTGTCGGCCACGATTTTCTCGTGGATGCGTTTCTTGTCGTTCCACTTCCTCATTTCACATCCGATGTATCGGCGGAGAACTTCATCCCGTTGAGAAACATATTCTTCCAAGCGGGGATGAGAAAAGTTCTTCTTTTTACACCAACGAAGGAGAATCGTCGGGTGAGCGTTCTTGATGTCAATGTCGTAGTACAACTCCTTGGAGATGGCGTGACGGATGGGGCGAGGACATCCTTGGAGGGACAACTTGGCACTGCGTCGTCCATATTTTACTTTTGTCCCGTACTTGTAAAGGACACTGGAAGATTTTACCTTGGCAAGGTACATTTCATTCATCAACGTCTGGAAGGTCTTGAAATCGGCTTCTTCGTACCGTCCCGTAGCTTGATTGAGAATCTTACACTTCTTTCCCATTCTCTCATACACCACTTCGCTGTTGTCTCGGATAATCCGGAGGCGTTCCATATCCACTCGTTCATTCAATTCGGTAATCAATTCTGATGACATCCTATTTTATATATACAAAAGATTTTTTTAAATTGTTTTATTTTTTTCATTTTGGAATATCAATTTTATTTTTTTTCATATGCCGGAGAAACCATTTTTGGGTGTCGGGGGGGGTATCTATACAAGACAATCTCAACTTATTCTTAACTCTTAACTTTTAACTCTTTACTTTTCCATAGATGATATACGTGTAATTATCCGTTTGCCGTTATTATAACGGATAACGGATAAAAAGTCCATTTATAAAAATCGTTCAAAAAACGAAAAAAAGTTAAGAATGGAGAGCAAAGTTAAGAATTGAAAAATTGAAAAATAAAAATGAAAAAAAATAAAAAACTATTTAAAAAAATCTCTTGTCTATATATAAAGAAAGAATGGTGGAACCGATTGTGATTGAAAAGATTGTGTATTCGTCCTATACTCCCGCCCAGAAACGGGCTACGGAGAAGTGGAACAAAGCGAACTGGAACAAGGTATTGGAGGCGGAGCGACTACGGTATCAACGCCGACGGGAGAGACTACGGGAGTTTTTGGAGTTGGCCCAGTTGGTGAGGGCAACCGAACACCCTGAATATATACCTCCTCCTCCAAAGCGAAAATATCACCGAAAGTATGAACGAGACGAATGATGGCTTTCCAAAGAGACATACTTTATACTATCAACCGTATAAAATATTTTTTATGATGTGGGTAACACCGTTTGTAGAAGAGAGGCGACTTTATTAAACCTATCCTCACAGAGTGTTTGGAGGGCTTGGTGTTGAGCGGTGAGAGTGGCAATTTGAGCTTGTTGGTCGGCAATGATGGCATCCTTGGCATCTTGTGCGGTTTTTAAATCGGCAGCATTCATCGCAATGGGGTCGCTAAACCCTCGTGCTTTGGCTTGTTGAAAGGCTTTGGGAGTACGATAGGCACCATTCACATCCAATTGGTCGGGGTCACAATAGAGATGTTCTTGACCCGCAAAATCGGTAGGGATATGACTGAATACTGGTTTGATGGTATGACGAAGAGTATCGGTATCCAAATGAGCTTGTCGGTCATTTTGAGCCTTGAATGGATATTTCATTGGGTCACCTTGAACGACTTTCATAAGTACGGGAGTTGTCATTTTCTTATATCGTAGATTTTAATTTGCTTTCAATAATACTGCGCGCAACGAGTGAAGGTATTGACATACAGCTGGTCGTTGGTGTCCGTATTACAACCTCCGTTGTTATACACATAGACATCAAACCAACCCACCGCAGAACTGTTGGAGGCATTAAACAATATTTCAAAAGGGAAGGTTGTATGATTATACGTGACATTCGTGAAGGCATTGAACGTGAAATAGTAATACGTACCGTTATTTTGACTGTAAATCCGAACCACAGGATACGCCTGACCCCCGCTCGTCATGTAGTAGGAAAACTTGCCTCGTATTTCCACCGGTACATACGCACTGTAACGATAAAACGCATAGGTGATGTTGTATCCGCCTCCCCAATTCGCACTCCCGTTATTCAATAAGACGTATGCGGTACTTTGTCCTAATTCGGTCAATCCCGTCGTCTGATTCATCGTCAGTGGGCGATTGTAATAATCCGATGTGCTGGGGATTCCATAGAAATGGGGCTGACCCCCAGTGGAATATTTGAGTGGTGCCGCATTCAACAGCGAATTAAAGGTACCAGAAGGGGTACCACCCCACGACGAGGTAGAAGGGTCATACAATACGTTATTTCCTGAACCATTGGCAGAAAATCCCGTATTTCCCGATACCATCAAATCAAACGAAATGTACTGCCCGCTCACCGCATAAAGCCAAATGTCAATCGCAT